GATAACAACAAACCATTTCCGATGTGTTATGTTATCACAGATGCGTCCGCTGGCAACAAAACCTTCTTTGCTCACAAGGCATATTTTGGATGGGACGACTCTATCATCAAGAATATCGAGTCCTTGCCAAAGCCGCCACCGGTTCCCCGCGCCAAGAAGATTGTGAATACCGACGAAATCTACTACGCCGATATTTCCCGGTATATTGATGGTAACAGTAGCAACCCTTACGTCTCGTGGGGAAAAAAAGCACAGACGTTTGAGACGACAAATACCTATTATTATGTCGATTTCATGTATTCCGATCCGGTGTGGCAGACCCACGATATCGGCCATATTATGAATGAAGTGGTCAAACTCTTTGTGAATAATAAGCTCAACGGTGGCAGTAAAATTATTTATGGTATCAATCGAAAAAACGTGAACTTGCTTAAATTTGGAACTTGGATCAACGTGATGGACGTGGTTAACAAGTATGTTAAAACAAACGTGGCAACTTTTGAAGACCATTTGTACATCCGTGAGTATAAAAGGCAGCTTGCGTCCTTAAATAATCTGCACCAAAAGGTCACGCGTGGTTCGGCGTTTATCAAAAGCTTGGTCAACGAAGACACGAGAAAGTTGTTTCAGTCGTTTGTAAGCGCGGTGGCGACGGCGGATAAACTGATCAACGAACAGTTCAATGACAATTTTTATCAGTTCTTCAATATCACGGCAAAGAAGCACAAGGACGTGCCGATTGACATTGCAGAATTCAAGAAGTTGCTTAAAAACAAGTACATGGGAATTTTTGACATGGTCTACGAGTACAGTGAGAACATCACCGGCTTGGTTAAGGTCGTTAATTTTATTGACGAAAAGTCATAAAAAGCGTTGACAATCCATTTAGTTCACATAATATATCCGTCAGTTAACAGTTAAAAAATAAAAAAATATGAGTAATTCAAATAACATCCCGTATGTCATCAAGACAAATGGTTCCGTCACACTCTACATGAAGAATGAGTGTTTGACCGTGGCACCCGACCACCCAAATTATAACAAAATCGTCGCGGCAATCAAGGCCGGTGAGTTCGATAAAATTGACGCCCTGATTAATGTCGCCAAGGCAGTGACGAAATATTCCGGTGGGAGCATTCGCGTCGAACATGGCCAAGTTTTTTACGGCGACTTGGCGGTGCACAACACTCTTACCGAGCGCGTGCTGAAAATGATGGCCGACGGGTTTAAGTTCGAGCATATGCTCAAGTTTCTGGAAAATCTTATGCAGAACCCGTCAAAGCGGGCTCTGGACGAGACATACCGATTCTTGGAAAATTTCGGCCTTCCCATTACGGAAGATGGCTGCTTCCTTGCTTATAAGGGTGTCCGCGCCGACTACACTGATATTTATAGTGGAACATTTAACAACCAAGTCGGTAAAGTTGTAAGTATGCCACGCAACCAAGTGGATGATAATTATGGCAAGGATTGCTCCAAGGGACTGCACGTTGGCGCGCTGGATTATGTGCTTTGGTACGGTCACTTCGTCAAAGGCGAAGTTCGCGACGGGGGCGGAAACCGTCTTCTTATCGTGAAGGTCAATCCCAAGGACGTGGTAAGTGTTCCCGAATTCAAGGATCATACCAAAATGCGCGTGTGCGAATATACCGTTGTATCAGAAATTCTCGACGTGGTTAAGGAACTGGACAAGTCGGTGTATACCTCGAATGCCCAAGAACTGACACCAGATCGTTGCGATGATACATGTGAATGCGACAAGAGCGAGTATGATTATCCCACAGACGGCCACTCGGGCCACCCGGACGACGATTACAGTAACGAGGGATCGGAATATGAGCGCGGGTTCGAATTGGGTAAAGAAGACATTCAAAATGGGTTGGATTTTCAATTCAGTGTCTACGTCGATGATTCTGACGAATTCAAGGATGGATATTCGGACGGATACAACGAAACCCGCTAAAAGTTTGGAACAACAATAAAATATAACAATAATATGGCTAATAAAACTACTAAGAAAACTGTGACAATCGAATGGCCCAAGGGGCATTTTACCATCAATGATGTGTGGCAAAAGGTAGGCGGAGAAAAGGTGATGCCCAACATTACACTGCGGTTTCGCGTAAACCAAGCAGAAGAAAAAAAGGAAATCGTTTTGATCGGAAAGATCAAGCCCTCGATTGGTCGTCCCAAGAAGGTATTTGCCAAAGCGAATCCTACCAAAGAAATTCTTGATGCCGCCAAGGCAGACGGTGTCATCTTTGGCGACGACAGTAAGCCGGTAACGTCGGCCTCCGTCACGGTTGCCGAGGTTAAAACGGAAAAGAAAGTCAAGACAGTCACGCCAACAGTAACTAGCGATGTTACTGCACATACACCGGTCGCAGATACAGTGTCAAGTGCAGTCTCGCAGTAAACACGAGATAGGTATTTAAAGTAACAAGCCACCGGGTAAATCCCCGGTGGCTTTTCTATTTATGTATATATGAAACAAAAGCCGCTGCATTTAAAGAAAATTGCATATAACGAGCCCGCATTTTTTTGGTACGATTTGGGACAATCGATGTACGCATTGTACGATTCTGATATGGGCGAACCAATCTCGTATGGGTCACTGGCGTTGGTTGTGGGCACGATTAGAGCGATAAACAACGAGGTATTGGAGCGCAAGCGTAAGCGATGCGTTTTGTGGTATTATAAACGCGACGCCACACTTGGCTGGAGAAAGTTTACACCCCCCGTGGTATTTAATTGGAATCCCGACAGTGCAGATAAAAAAGACGCTATAAAAGATAAAACCGACGAGGAAGTAGATAAAAAAACGGTTTGATGTAAAACTGTGTTGACGTTGGAATATAACGGCATAAAATATAGGGTTATAGCATAGAAATGCACATGTGCAGCATATTTATAATATATAATAAGATATGAGTCTCGTCGTACACAGAAAGGTACCAGCCAACGGAAATCCGGACGGCCTGTTGTACGCAGCTTACGGCGCTTTATTTTATAAATACAATCAGTTTTACTGGGTAAATTATCAGGGAACAAAGTCGGAAGTTTGGGAAAATGTGTTTTTTCTGGCATCAAAAGAGCCCGCGTATAACAGAACAGAAGAAGACGTGGAGATGCTTCGCGACATTACGACCGGATCGTTTTTATATATCAAGGATACTGGTGCGACCTATAAAACTGGGTGGCGGTTAATTAGTGAGAAATCAATCTTAATTCAAAAGCCAACGCCGACTCCTAGCGTTACACGCACCGTCACTCCTACCCCAACCATTACCCCGACTGTAACGATAACGCCGACCATTACCCCGACTGTAACGGCGACTATTACGCCGACCCACACCGTCACGTCTACAATAACTCCGACTCATAGTCCCACGAACACGCTTACGCCGACTAGGACTCCGACTCACACTCCAACCAACACCCGCACCCCGACGATCACTCCGACGGTTACTCCGACGGTTACTCCAACCAACACCCGCACCCCGACGGTTACCCCAACCAACACGCCGACGAACACCGTTACGCCAACCGTCACCGTTACTCCGTCTTCTACTTCAACATACTACTACTTTGCGATGATCCTCCCACCGGGCGGCGGCGAAGAATTTCCATAAATTTTATACCAACTGTTACATGGTCGATCCAAACGAAGTTACATTTATAATACCAGCATATAGGTTAGATGCCGATAGACTGAATAACTTAAAATTTATTCTGCCCTATATCAAAAAACTTGGTGTTAGAACGCTGGTAGTTGAACAAGTAAAAGGCGCTGCGACTTCTTTAGGGTTGAAAGATTTTGGCGTTGAACATTTGTTGTATGTTTCCACGAGCACCGAATTTCACAAAACTGGTATAATAAATTGGGCTGTAAAAAATCACGTAAACACAAAATACGTGTGGGTGAACGATGTTGATTTTTACATGAAATTCGCTAGAGTGTTCGCTTTGGAGTGGGCGGGTGATTTTATTCAGCCATACTCAAGCGGTAAGAAACTAAATAAAACGGACAGTGCGAGTATATTGCGTGGAGAAAAAGTCAATGTTTCATATGAAGATGCACTCGCGGAATATATTTCTATGTATGGAGCATTATCGTTTATATTCAAGAAAGAGACATTCCTGAATATTGGTGGAATGGACGAGAGTTTGTTTGGCTGGGGCAAGGAAGATGTTGAATTAAACGAAAGAGTCTCTAATCAATACACGATACAAAAACTAGATTTTAAAGGAATTCATCTGTGGCACCCGCTGTCAAATTTCACACCAAACACTCTTCCGGCGACCAACAAAAAATTTTTTCTAAATTATTATTTCGATGAAATATACTGTGTGAATTTGGACAGGAGAGGAGATCGCTGGGAATTGGTGAAGAAACAATTTGATGAGCATGGAATTAGGGTAAAGCGATACTCGGCTGTTGATGGGAAGGATGTGACATATGATCAGTTCAATCCTTACATTCGCGATAAACCATATGTGTCCGGTAAAATTGTTCACTCACCGGGGGACGTTGAGAATAAAAGTGCACTAGGATGTTTGTTAAGCCACTTAAATGTAATAAAAGACGCAAAAGAACGAGGTCACAGCAAAATTCTTGTGTTTGAAGACGATGTTATACTAAGTAGGGATTTTAATGTAGACGTTGAGAAGATACGGAATTTAGATTGGAAGTTGGTCTATTTTGGTGCCAGTCAATACAATTGGGCGTCGTTGTTCATGGGAGAGAACTTTTATTTGTCCAAGGACTCTTATGGGACGTTCGCATATGCAATCGATTCTTCCATGTATGATTTGTTGATAGAAAGAATAGAATCCACTAAAAAAACTATTGACACCATTTTAATTTCTATACAGAATGAACTTTATGGAAAGTGCTACACGTTTTATCCTAATATTGCCATAGCATACGTCGACGACTCCGACATAAGAGGCAAGCTAAACATGTCAGAACACGCGCAGCATATGCGGTGGGAATTGTCAAAGTTTTCATTGACTAAAAATCAACAAAAAAGAATCCTGCTAATGCCGGATGCTAGGGGATGGGCATTCGACAATATTGCGAAAGCCGTGGTAAAATACAACCCACACCCAGACAAAATTCGGTATGAAATCGTGTATGCCAGAGATTTACATCAACACAAATGTACAGTGAATCCATCCGAATGGGATTTGATATACGTGATGTTTGAAGCCGAGCGAATTATCCCACGAGCAAAAAACGTAATTAGAGGTTGTTATGCGGCGTATTGGTTGGAAAACACGAACCACAGTCCAAGGACAATTGGAAAATATTTTTCTAAATGCAAGGGAGCGGTTTTCGCCAATGTCGATTTGCAACAAAAGATTGGACAGTTCATACCGGACAAATTTCCGACAGAAATTATTCACGATGCCGCAGACGAGAATGTATTCCGTCCAGTTGAAGTGGATAAAAATGAAGAATTCACGGCAATTTTTGTTGGAAACACGACTCGGAAGATAAAGAATTTTTCAAATATTGTATGGGTATGCGAAACGGCGGGAATAAACCTACGGGTGTGTGAAAACTTACCGCACGCGATGCTCGTTAATGAGTACTGCAAGGCCGACATATGCATAAATTTTAGTACGTTCGAGGGAGGACCGCAAACATTCATCGAGTCTGCCCTGTGTGGAGTACCAATGTTGATTAGGAACACTAACTCGTTGTCTAAAATAATACCGTGTTTTACCGGAGAGACGACCGAGGACTTTGTCGTAATTTTGAATCGACTGAAAACCCGGCGGGGCGAATGTAAAGCCAAGGGTAAAGAGGCGCGTGAGGTAGCGTTGCGAGGATTCACCTACAAACATGCCGCCGAGAAGTTTGCAAATTTCTTTTTAAATAATGTAAATAAAAGAAATCTGATAGACGAGTTAACAGTGTTCGTTATACGATCCGGTAATAACCCAAATTACGAGGCGTGTGTATCTGCACTAAAGAATCAGAATTGTTCGTTTACACAGGAAGAGATTGTAAACGTTTCTCCTATGTCCGCAGCATTTCAACAAATGATAGAACGGTGCGACACTCCGTATTATGTTCAGGTTGATGAAGATATGGTTTTAGATTCCAACGCGATTGAGCGATTGTATTTTTCCATAAAGACAACAAAAAGTAACGTGTGCATGGTTACTCACATGTTGAAGGATGTACATTTGGAGTTTAATATATTTGGAATAAAGGTATACAAACATGATATTATGGTTAACTATCCATATAACCTTGAAATTATATCTTGCGAAAAAGACCAACTCATTAGATTGGAGGCCGATGGATATGTGGCAGACATGGTGGAACATTCCTTGGGATTACACAGCCCAAAGTGGACCGGGGAATTGATATATGAAAGGTATTTCGACCTTATGGAAAAGTGGAAAATTTACAAATATGATTGGATGAAAGCGTTGCCACGTAAACTGTTACAAATATTTAAACGTGACCCGACCGACATCAACTTTTATGCTCTGGCAGGTACAATGCACAGCCTTTCTTCGGCGGAACCAATTCGTAAAAGAGAAAAGAATTTCGAACTCCAAGAAGACAATTTCAACATTATAAAATCAATGTACTTATGACATCTAACACAACAACAAATCTAAAATCCGCACCACATCCAGTAGATTGGGAAAAATTTGTATGGATTGACCCGAGAACGGTCTCAACGTGCAAACCGGTCGGATTTTCATTGGGCGGGGTCAAAATGGTCGAGGATGGCGACTGGGACAAGGCTCAGCATCCAATCAAAGAAACTATTATATACCAAAGTTTGTATGATATGATAGTGAACAATGCACCGTGGGCAAGCACGCCTCTATATTATTACATAATGGAACGCATTAAAAGGAACGTGCCACAGTGGGGATGTGAAAACGAGGAACACGTTAAACTGCGAGGAGAATTGCTATGCAATTTATGTAAAGATATTCGAGAGGCGGGTTTTATAAAAACGCAAAAAGAGTTGAAAACTTATTGGCCAACCGACGAGATTTACATGTCAATTGACCGAGACGGAAAGTTTGTGTTTGCAAATAACGGAACACATCGGTTTTTTATATCTCACGTTATTGGCTTGAAACGAATTCATGTGAGAATTTATAGACGCCATAAACAGTGGGAAGATTTCAGGGCCGAGGTTTATGCCATGTGCGATAAATTCTGGAAGGGAAAGTCTTATCACAAAATACCCCACCCAGACTTCGATGAAATTCAACCAATATGGAGCGACGAGCGGTATGATATTGTTAAGCCACACATTGGGGAAAATTCAAAGACCGTATTGGATATTGGAAGTCTGTTCGGCAATATGTGTCACAAGTTTGAATTGAATGGATACGATTGCACGGCGGTAGAGAGTTCATTGAGTTTTTTACGCGTGATGACAAAATTGCGCGACGCTTCCAATATGAAATTTGCAATTTTTCCGAAGTCCATATTCGAACTGCAAAAGAAAGAATATGATGTAGTATTGGCATTTAACATTTTTCATCACTTTTTAAAAAACAAAGAAGACTGTGGTAGACTTGTAAAGTTTCTAAACGAATTGGTGTACAAGGAAATGTATGTACAGTTTCACGAGACTCACGAGAACCAAATGGTGGATGCTTATAAAAACTACACGCCGGATGAGTTCGCGGCGTTCATTTTAGCGAACTCAAAGGGAAAAACTGGTTACAAGTGTATTGGCGAAGAACACAACAGAAAGATATATAAAATTTATTAAAGCGTGGCTTGACAATTGATAAACGTTCGTGATGATCGTGGACATGAAACCCGCATTAACAGTTATGGTTGGGATCAGCGGCTCTGGAAAGAGCTTTCATGCCAACAAGTTACAAACCTCACTCAATGCAAAGCTCATTGAGACCGACGCACTCCGTCAGGAGTTGTTGGGCAGCGCCCAAGACCAGACCCAAAACGGTCGCATCTTTGCCGTAGCCCGCGACCGCGTGAACAAGTTTCTTGCGGAAGGGCACAACGTCATCATCGACGCCACCAGCTTAAACCCGAAGGAGCGGAAGGATTGGGTTGAGATTGGCCGCGCGAATGGGGCCGAGGTCCGTGCACATTTCGTTGAGGTATCCGTTGATGTTGCAAAGCAACGCAATGCACAGCGATTGCGCCAAGTACCAGAGTGGGTCATTGATCGTCAGATTTCCAAATTGCAACCACCTACGCGGACCGAGGGGTTTGATTCAGTGACCAAAGTTTAAATAACTTGACAGATCGGCTTAATCGTCTAAGATACTGAGATATGGCTTATCAAGCAATTTACTGCGATAAAAAAGCATCCGTCGTCCATCTGTGGGACGACACCAACGGATATGTTCGAGTGCCATACCAACCATATGCATATCGTAAAAGTTTAACCGGTAAGTACGAATCCATTTACGGTGATAAGTTGGAGCGCACCGAGCGTTTTAGTTATGGCGACCCACGGCTGTTCGAGTCCGACGTGCCTTGGGATACTAGAGTGCTGATCGACGCATACGAGGACAGCGACGAAGCCAGCATAAATCACAGGGTTGCAGTAATTGACTTGGAAGTTGATTCTACCAATGGCTATCCAGACATTAAGAACCCGACCCAAAAAATCACCGCCATTGCGTTGTATGATTCGGCGAATGATCGATACTATTGTTTTGTTTTGGACGAAGAGTGCGTTGTTACTAATGAAGATAAAGATAATACGTCTGTAATTGCGTTTCGTTATGAAGAAAACTTGTTGAGTGCTTTCTTGGATAAGTGGAAAGAAATAAAGCCAACAATCGCGACGGGCTGGAACATTGACGGATTCGACTTTCCATATTTGCACGCACGGTTGACATTTCTATTCGGCGAAGACCGCGCCGCCGAGTTGTCACCAATCGGCGTTTGCTACTTCAACAAATACAAGAATAAGATGTGCATCGCAGGAATCAACTGCATGGATTATCTTTTATTGTACAAGAAATACATTGGTAAGAGTCTTCCAAATTATCGGCTGGATACGGTAGGTAAAGAAGAATTAAAGATCGGTAAGGTTGAATACGAGGGTTCACTCGACAACTTGATGAAGACCGACATGAAGAAGTTTATCGAGTACAATCTCCACGACGTGAAGCTTGTAAAAATGTTAAACGACTCGCTTCAATTTATAGAATTGGCGATGTCTATCTGTCACGTCTGTCACGTTGGATACGAAGAATTCAGCGTACCGTCCAAATTCTTGGAAGGTGCATTGTTGACATATTTGCGACGAAACCGCAAGGTAGCACCAAACAAGAGATTAATAAAAAAGGACGCCGATCCTTCCGTCGATGGCGATTACCCGGCAGTTGATTCGGACGACGACGACGATGACGCACCCGCGTTTGAAGGTGCGTATGTTAAAGACCCGATTCCGGGCCGCTACGAGTGGGTTTGCAGCGCAGACATTGCTTCCCTGTATCCGTCGGTTATCATGAGTTTAAACATAAGTCCAGAAACCAAGGTGGCTGTGATTGCGGGATGGAAGACCGAGAAGTTTGTAAAAAAGTCTTCTGATACGGTCGTCTATGGTGGCAACGATTACACGTACGCGCAACTGAGCGAGGTATTCGTTGAGAAAAACTTGTCGGTAAGCGCCAATGGTGTAGTATATGATCAAAAGCGGTCGGGGTGCATTCCTGACATTTTAAAGAAATGGTATTCCGAGCGCGTTGAATTCAAAGACAAAATGAAAGCGGCACAGAAATCCGGGGACAAACCACAGTATGTGTTTTGGAAGCGCCGCCAACAAGTACAAAAGATTTTATTGAATTCTTTGTACGGTGTGCTCGGCTTGGAAATATTTAGATTTTACGATTTGGATAATGCCGCCGCAGTGACCTTAACTGGTCAGGATATTATTAAAACGTCAGCAAGGCACGTGAACGTCAAGTTTAACAAGCGTTGTAACACAGTGGATAAAGATTATGTCATCTACATTGACACCGATTCTTTGTACTTGGATATTAATTCTATAATTAAGCACGAGAACATTACCGACCCAAAACCGTTCGCAATTGAAACTATCCGATCAGTGTCAAACGAACTGAATGAGATGTATAAAGTGTTGATGGTAAGAATGTTTAATTCTACGGACAACCGCATTGTAATTGCGGCAGACGTAGTAGCATCGTCGGCATTTTGGATTATCAAGAAGCGGTATGCCATGTTAAAAGTTTATAACATGGAAGAAGGCAAAGACATGAACGACATTGAGATTAAAGGATTGGACGTGGTCCGCTCGTCGTACCCCCAGAAGTTCCGAGTCTTCATGAAATCGGTGTTGGATGATATTTTGCGCGGAACATCCAACGATGAACTAAATACAAAAGTATTGACATTCAAGCGCACAATGAAAACGTTTGAGTTGCAAGACATTGCCAAAAATACTTCCGTGCGATTTGCGGCCAAAAAACCACCGTTTACAAATTTTGATCCACACGACCGCGACCCATTCAATTTTATCAAAGGTTCAACTGCACAGTGTAAGGCAGCGTTAGCATATAACGACATGCTCAAATACTACAACGTAAAAACGGTCGAGCCGATTTTGAGTGGAGGAAAAATCAAATGGGCATATCTCAGAGCCAATGAGTTTGGATTGGACGGTATCGCCTTTAAAGACGACGGGTTTGACCCGAAGGTTGTTATGGACTTTTTGCATCGGCACATTGACCGGACCCAAATCTGGAACGCTGAGTTGGAAAAGAAGCTGAAAATGTTTTACTCGGCAATGAACTGGGAATTGTACAATGAAAACATGGAAAAACTAAATAAATTCCTAGTGAAAAAAGCGAATTGACAGTTGTGATTATTAACCATAGATTGCTACCATATGAATAAAGCGGAACTAATAAAATTTGTTGAGTTGTATAACTTGGGCGGAAAAGTGGAGTCGGTAAAGATTGTATCGGATGGAGATAAATTGAGTACACATTTTCGTAACGACACCAAGACGCTGGTTGGATATGTTACACATAACACGCTCAAGATTGACGCCGGGGAATATGGCATTAACGACACCGCTCAACTGCGGAGAATGTTGAGTGTCCTAGATGATACAATCGAAATTGCGGTCGTAAAGTATGATACCGAGGCGATTAGCTTGTCAATTTCCGATAAGAACACCGAGTCGTTCTGTATGTTGGCCAATTTGGCGACAATCCCAAGTGAGATGGACATTGAAGATTCTGACAATTATACTGTAGAAATTCCGATCAACGACGATTTTGTTGCGCGATTCGTAAAGGCGACTGCTGCATTGACGGACGTGAATGAAACGCAGAGTTTCACGTTGATGATGGACAAGAAGGGAAAGAAATTGGAATTGGTCGTCGGATATAGCACGCTAAATTCCAATCGAATTAGGTTGGAAGTAGAGCCGACCGCCGGTAAGGATACTGTGGAAAATCCAATTAGTTTTGATGCTCCACTGTTCCGAGAGATTCTATCGAAGAACCGCGGAACTGCCGGTGCAATTCTAAAGATTGACGTGGATGGACTGGCGGCGATTGAGTTTACGACGCAAGATTACACGGCGAAGTATTTCATGATGAGCAAGAATAGCGAGGACTAAAATTATGGCATTCGATACACCTAAGAAATCGGAAGTAAATACTCACACGCTATGGGTCGAAAAATATCGCCCGACTGCTTTGGATACATACGTGGGCGGAGAAGACCTAAAGACGAAGGTAAAGCAGTATATTAAAGATAATGATATACCACACCTGTTGTTGTATGGTGGTCCGGGTACGGGCAAGACCACGCTGGCTAAAATTATAACAAAAACCATAAAGTGTGATGTGATGTATATCAACGCGTCGGACGAAAATGGCATTGATACAATTCGTGGCAAAATCAAAAGCTTCGCGTCGTCGATGGGGTTTACTCCGCTGAAAGTTATTATTCTTGACGAGGCAGACGGGTTGACGCCCATAGGACAAGCTGCGCTGAGAAACACAATGGAAACGTATAGTAATCACACCCGTTTTATTATGACGTGCAATCATCACGAGCGAATTATTGAACCGATTCAATCTCGCTGTCAATTGTTTGAAATTTGTCCACCTTCGAAAAAAGAAGTAGCAATGACGCTGGCCAATATTCTCAGAACCGAGGCGATTAAATTTGATCGAGAAAGTCTGGTACTGTTAATCAACAGTCATTACCCCGATATTCGAGCGATCATTAACACTGCACAGCGCGGAGTGTTGGACGGCGAATTGAAATTGGGCAAGGAAGACGTATTGCTTGGCGACGTGAAATCCAAGTTAATATCGATGTTGAAAGATTATACCGGAAACAAGCAGACCTTTTATGATATTCGTCAAGTGATTGCGGACAGTGGAATAAAGAACTTCGCGGATTTTTATACCGAGCTATATGAAAAGGTAGAACAGTATGCACCAAATCACCAAGGCGAAGTCATCGTGTGCCTAGCCGATGGACAACAGGCCGATGTAGTTGTACCAGACCGTGAGATTTGTTTCATGGCGACTATTTATAAGATATTAAACCACATCAAACAATAACATTATGTACTCAGCAGTAGTCTTAGACGAACGGTCTCAATTAAAGTTAGCCGCGTGGGCAGACAAGAACGTAAAAGTAAACAGCGTTCGGTTGCCCATTTTAGTTCAACAGAATGGCTGGAAAATGTACTGCCATCACATGACAATTCAATTTCCGGGCATACCCGAGTACGTTAAAAAGGACGTTGGTACAGATCAAACGCTTGAAGTAACGCATATTGGTGTAAGTAACAAAGTTGTTGCGGTTCGTGTTGTTGGGTACCCAAGTACGAACAAAATTCCACATATTACAATCGCCGTCAATGTGCGGGAAGGTGGCAAACCGGCCATGAGCAACCAAATAACAGACTGGACCGTTGTGTCAGGTGGACCGACGCTCAAGGGAACGGTCGAAGAAATCGCATGAAAATAAACGACGCTGTATTTTTTACAGACAACAAAACTGTACGACTTGAATGTATTGATAAAAATTATTATCTTACTGACGATAATAAAATATATGACATGCATCCGGTCAATATAATGGCAGAAGAAATTAAAGGGGCAGAGTTGAAAGAAATCAAATCTGCTGCCAAAAAGGGTGGATATAAAAACGATGCCGAGGTAAAGAAATGGCTATGAAATCTAATTATCTATAATAGACGAAATACTAAAACCAAAAACTACATAAAATAGCTATAGTACGCATACAAGTAGTAAACAAGTACAAGAAGTAAATTTGATATGACTGACCTACGACAGTTCAATGAAGCTGTTCATTATACTAATTACCAACCTCTGTGGGCAGTTGACAATTTACGAAAAAGCAAATATTAAAATGATCACCGTGGTAAACAAGTATACACATAAACCGACTCCATATGACATATACTGTGGTCGCGGGTCGCCTCTCGGGAACCCATACAGTCATATGGATAACACCAAAGCGGAACACAAGGTAGCAACACGCGAAGAAGCCATAGAAAAATACAGCGAATGGCTTGAACGTGCCAGAATGAACAATCCACTTATTAATAATTACCTTGACAAAATTACAAACCTAGCCAGAGGTAATGACGTGTACCTTGTCTGTTATTGTAAGCCACAAAATTGTCATGGGGATATTATAAAAAAATTGATTGATGAAAGATTATGAAAATTAAACACATAACTGTATATTTGGATGGCGGAACGATTGCTGTTGTGTTCGATAATGGCGAGAACTATTATGTTGACAACCGACTCGGTTCCCGCACATCCGGCACTGTTTATACAAGTTACCCTCCACAGGGAGACGTTGTAACTGGTCCGCTACTGGCCGAAATCGTCGCGGCAGTGAGAGAGCTTGACGAATCGGTGCCACACAACCTATTGTACAAGAAAGAAGTTTTTAGATTGATGGGAACCGCATAACATGAACAGACGTAAATTTTTAGGAACTTTGATCGGGTTGGTCACTGCACCGAAACTAGTTGTTAACGCGGTATCATCATATGTACCGGCGGCATATAACAAAATGGCCGGGTTATGTCGAAGAGTTTTTCCTTCCCTTGTGGCAAAGGAATCAGTACAGGTTCGCCCAATGTCTCCACCATCTGGCACGGTCTACTACATGGATATTAAAAAATGAATAGACGTAGATTTTTAGGTACTTTGGTCGGGTTAGCGGTAGCGCCCGTTGCGAGAGGCTATATTTTCGATGGTACAAATTGGAAAGTATATAAATGCCCAAGACCAAACAGTTCTCCTGTATTGAGATTCAAAGGAAGTCAATTTATGGAAACGGGGATTGTTTACGCGCCATACATACCGTTGGTAGTTACAGAAAAAATTGCACCGGATGACATTGTTTTACGTCGGCGTCGGAGCTTGACAAATCGGAGCTTGACGACAAAAATGCAGTTTTTATGATCAACGGATTTGGAATACAACACGGCGATACCAGCAAAGAGGCCCAAGCCATTTGCCTGTACGCCAATTATTATAAGATTCCAAGACGTTTCTTCGCCAAGCCCCAAGACGTACCAAAAGACTGGGTAGCCTACGGTTCAGTTCAATGGACCGATCAAGTGCTTGGAAATGCCACTGTGCCCGACTATTATCCCGCGTTTCTAGCCCCGTGGCTCAAAAGAAAGGTGTGGCAGCAGACAAAGTGGCCATTTGGGAACAAAGTGTTTATAAAGCCAGCAGATTGCCACAAGAGGTTCACCGGATTCGTGACAAGCGGAACGTGGAAAGGTAAGAAACGAGGCCCGTACTGGTGCTCCGAAATAGTTCAATTTGTCAACGAATGGAGATATTATATATCTTGGGGCGAAGTAGTAGCCGCCAAATGGTGTTGTGGAGCCGAAGAATCAAATGCCCCGGTACTTAATATAGATTGGCCCAAGGACTTTTGTGGATGTGTTGACTTTGGTACGTACCCAAACGGTGATGTTGCTTTGGTAGAATCCAATTCTCCGTATGCCTGTGGCTGGTATGGTACACTTGGGGAATATGAAGTTTACAGTAAGTGGATTGTTGATGGGTGGCAATATATGCAGAATATAAAAAATGAATACAAAATACACGGTAATAGTTGACGGGGAGTTGGCGGAAACTTTGGGAAAGAAGCGCCAATCTGGTCACAATAATTATAATAACACCCGCCGGTTTTTTAAGAACGAATCGGAGGAAAACGTTATTGGAGTTAAAGGGGAAATGGCATTCGCAAAAATTTTTGGCTTGAAAATGGATGAAGAAGTTCGACCAGACGGTGACAAGAGTGTAGATTTTGTGCTTCAATATCCAGCAAGAGACTTATCAATTGACGTTAAAACTGCTAGAAAACCAATTTATTTGTTTTTGAAAAAAAAGGACGCCCCCGGCGCAGCGGATATTTTGGTACTGGCGGGGATAGTCGATAATACTGTAAGATTTTTGGGCTGGGAAAAGAAGTCGGTAGTAATGGAAGCACCAACAAAAGATTTTGGATATGGTATAGTCAATTATTATAAGCATAATACAGAACTTCGTCCGATGGGAGCTTTAGACGAGTTATTGAAATTAAAAATTGGCCAAAGAGCGAATTTTCTTGACGAAAAGAAAATTTAGCGTATATATATGACTTGAAGTGCTCATTGTGAGCCTAGAAAACTAAATAACAAAAGGTTTGATATATGTCATACAATCATGGTATAGATATGCGCGTCCTAGTAAACGGACGCCCAACTCGTGAATACTCCCACAAAGGAATGTCATTCATTGAAAGCAGACATGGAACTAATTATTCCATTCGTCTAAAGAACGACAATTCATTCAAGGTCATGGCAGTTTTGTCCGTGGATGGATTGGACGTTATTACTGGCAAGGCGGCAGAGGAAAGTAACAAGGGTTACATACTCGACCCGTATAGTAATGTAGAAATAAAAGGCTACAGGATTAGCGATCAGAATTCTGCGGCCTTTATCTTTACTTCTAAAGGTAAAACCTACGTCCAAAATGCAACCAGCGACGCAAGAAATTCTGGTGTGATTGGTGTGCGAGTATTCAAGGAAAAGTATAAGGCTCCTGCTCCACAACCAACGGTAATTCATCATTACCACCCACAGCCGTACTATGTATATCCGTGGAATCCATATCCGTCGTATCCTAACATAATTTACACTTCCGGTAGTCCTAATTACACAGTGGGTACGGGAGGTACGCTAGGTGTTTCCGGTACTGGTGGCAGTGTTACCACGTGCGCAAACTATAGTGCTGATGTTAATTCACTCGGCACGGCGGCAAACGCAACGTCATACACTTACACCGCTAATATGTCTAAAGGCATTTCCAAAGGTGCTGGCGGGCAATCGTGTGGCGGTGTGTTGCGTTCAATGTCAGCCAATAGCTTTGATGCTCCGATTAGCTACAAGCAATTCGATACTGGAACTGGCTGGGGCAAGAAACTGGATGACAGGGTAAAGAAGGAATACTTTGATAAAGGTGACTTGCTTACTGAAATCGTCACGTACTATGCCAGTAAGACTGCGCTAGTAGATATGGGCTTGGACTTAGACGAAGACCCAAGAGTATCGGAAGAACCGCAAATGCCAAAAGCATTCAAATCGAGCTACTGCCAACCACCAAAAGGATGGGTCGGCTAATATTCAATCAAACAACAATCAAATAAATTTTATATGAAAACAATTCATGCATTAACGATAGTAGACAAGAGCACGAGTATGAGTCCTTATCGGGGTCGTACCATTGAAGGTATTAATGACAACATCAATACCTTAAAACGAGAAGTAGACGCCGACATAGTAATTTTAAACACATTACTACAGTTTAGTTCCAATGACAACATGTGGATTGGCAACGGAATACCATCGACTCTAAGTGAAACCGACTTCGTTTTCACTCGCGTTGGCATAAAGGTCGAGAATATTACTGACATGGTGGAAGCGGAATACCGTCCCGGTGGTTGGACTCCCCTATTGGATGCAATCGGTTACGGTATCGAGAAGGTAAAGGGATTTCACGGCGACAAATTGGGTGACGACAACTTAAAGATAATTGTCACCATCTACACGGACGGATCAGAAAATTCTTCAAAGAAGTGGGACAGAGCGGCCATCAAAAAGATGCTTGACCACTTTCAATCCGACGGAAAGTGGACGTTCACATTCGTTGGTTGCGGAAGCTTCGATAACGTTGCTGCCACATCTGCTACGCTCGGAATCAGTTCGGCTAACACCGTAGCTGTTGCTGATACCGATTTTGGCAGAATGGAAGCGTCGACTAAAATTTCAACGTCGTATATGAGCTACGCACGATCAGTAAAGTCTGGTATAGTTGACACCGATCTGTTTAAAAAATCGGCCACATAAGCAATAGGATAGTAGCTTTACAAAACGGCGATTTTTATCGCCGTTTTTATTCTACCATAATATATATACATATATACAGTTTTATATAATATATGAGTTCAAACATTACTTCATTTACGTTGGACAGACTAAAAGCCGATCCAAACTTCGCCCAGATATTTGCTAAAAAGGCCCAAGATTTACGAAAAGATAAAGCCGGGTTGGTGGAAGCGTCGCGCGACTATCAGAAAAAATATGAAAGGGAGATTGATGAAGGCACGGAAAAGCGCAAATTGATGCTGGAAGATGGCCAACGTCGCGGGTTGAAAGAAGAACAAATATTCCAAGATAATCAACTTTTCATTCCGACCAAACAAACGCCGATTTTAAACTTTTTGTATTTCATTTTGACCGAGAGCATTCGCCAAGACCCGACTGTAAAAGAATTGTACCTTCTTAAAGAGGAAATGGAGAAGAAATATCCAGAAATTGAGCACGGTGCCGGGGACGCGCACAATTCTACTGGAAATGCTAGTAAGTTACTGCCAGAAATGGTATCTTACGTGTATAAAGGAATCGATCATGAAGACACGTTTGCCACCGCGAAGAAGTTAAAGACGATGGCAATGTCTGATAATGAAAAAGAAGCATTTGTGGCATTTAGAAAGTGCAAAGCTTTGTGCGATAAGTACAATCTGGACTTCGACAAGATTCCTTACAATAGGTAATTACAAAAAGTAGTTGACAGTTGAATAAATTTGTGCATTCTGTCTGCATTATGGCAGAACGCAAACTCGCATCTATTCAAGTTATCGCGGACCTCAAACCAATTCCGGGGGCCGATGCCATTCTCTGTGCCAAGGTTTTGGGCTGGGAGTGTGTTGTAAAAGTCAACGAGTTCAAAGTCGGGGACAGTGGTATTTTTTTTGAAATTGACTCGGTTTTACCGATTGCAAGTTGGAATGACCATTTACGTAAAGAACCGGGAAAGAAACTCCGCGTTAAGACAATCCGTCTGCGTGGTCAATTAAGTCAGGGTTTAATGTTGCCCGTTAGCTTATTTGATACGAGCCTGATTGCATTCTTACAGGGCATGAACTATGAAGTCGGGTGTGACTGTACTGGGTTTTTGGGCATTGAAAAGTACGAACCTTACATTCCTGCGCATTTAGCTGGAATATCGAGAGGAAACTTTCCGTCGTTCTTACACAAGACAGACGAGACTCGTTTACAGTCGGTACCAGAGGTTTTACAGGAAGCAATTGATAAACGATTGCTGTTGGTTGGTACTTTGAAAATGGATGGTACGAGTTTTACTTCATATCTTCGCGACGGTGAGTTCGGGGTGTGTTCGCGCAATCTCAATTTAAAAGAAACCGAAGACAATGCGCATTGGAAACTGGCGCGCAAGTTAAAACTAGAAGAAATCCTTCGTAGCGAGGGAAAGAATATCTGTGTTCAAGGTGAAATGGTTGGACCGGGAATTCAAGCGAACCGACTTGGGCTATCAGAAATCGACCTTTATCTCTTCAACCTGTACGACATTGACACAGGAAAGTATGCCGGATACAACGAGCTTGTTGCGTTTGGAGAAAAGCACGGATTGAAAGTGGTTAAGAACGTATATCGGCTTGATTTTGGTGGTGTGGTTGGGCCACGAGATGTAAATCATTTGCTTGGCATCGCTAACGGTCTAAATTACGACAATGGTACTCCCGCCGAAGGTATTGTCTGGCGTCCACTAGAAGAAACTTACAGCGATACTCTCAAAGGTCGTATGAGCTTCAAGACGATCAGTAATCGTTATCTTGAGAAGTATAAAGAATAACATGAGCGCCGATCAGAATTGATCAAATGAAAAATAAACAATACTTGGTGGCTTTTTATTACGACGCATACTGCCAAGGTTACGAAGAAGCTTATGAGCATGTATTAGTCTCCGCTTCATCGTTTGAAACTGCCTGTATTAAGATCGGAGAAAAATTCTATAGAGCCAGAGATTTTAAAAATTTAACCATTGAATAAACATGGCATGCCAAGGACCAAATTATATGTTTGCAAAAATGCAAGCCAACGCAGCTTTTTCGGACATAATGAAATTGTTGGAACAAAAATATAACATACATTCACCAGAGACTTGTGAAAAATTGTTTGGTGAGACGGTTCATGTCAAAGAGCACGCCCAAGCAAAACTCTGGCTTAAAGAGTGTGTCGAAAAGCTGTTTGAAATCGAGGCGAACGATTCTTTTTAAATTTATGAACGAACTGCAATGGAAAAAGATCGCGGTCCACGACGATAAAAACGTCAAGGGATTTTTTGGAAACTTTAGATTTCTGAGTAATTTCCACGTGTGCGCCATTGAATACGAGGGTTTGATTTATCCTAGCACAGAGAATGCTTATCAGGCGTCTAAAGTTGTACCGGTTGACCGCCGCATGTTGACCACTTGTACTCCCGCCGATTCTAAGAAAGTGTGGAAAATGTGTCGGCCATTAGATAAAACTCCGGACGAGTGGGATTCTCGTAAATTAAAGGTAATGACATGGGTAACACTCGAAAAGTACAACAAACACCCGGAATTGCGACAAAGACTCTTGGATACTGGCGACCGTTTCATAGAAGAAACTAACTGGTGGCGAGATAAATTCTGGGGAGTAGACATAAACATTGGTGGTGAGAACAATCTTGGTAAATTGCTCATGAAGGTTCGCACCTATTGGCAAATCAAAGCGTTGTAATCGCTTGTTGTATTTTATCTCCTGAATTTTTAATCAGCGATTCCAGACCGAAATGTAAAGGGGAAGGCCATTTTCCAAAAGTTGTCCAAACAAAGTCTGCCGTTTCCCAATTTAGCTGTGGAGAAAATTCGTGTGGAACGATTGCCAAAAAATTATAATACTTGAACGTTCCCTTAGAGAACACGTGGAGTGGTATCAATTGTACTGTACCACGATGCCCCGTCTCTTCTTGAGCTTCTCGTTTTACTGCTTCTTCGGGGTCTTCGTCTCCATCAAGTGCCCCTCCCCACACTCCCCATGTATTTGGTTGTTCCACACTACGCGAACGCAGTGGTAAACATATTCGTTTTGTGTCTGCTGCTAAAAATATACATCCAGCCCCGCGCTTCCCCCAAAACCCGGTATCACTTAGAGTTTTTTGGTGCTCTGCGTCATTTTCATACAGATAGTTAAAAAATTCCTTATAGGTAAACATGTTAGGTAATAATTTAAGTTTTTAACCAAATCGGTTTGCGTCATATTCTTCAAATTTCAATGGTAGTCCATACCAAGACGCTAAGTCTTTTGCTGTCCTGAGTGCCTGTGGCTTTGCCCGCGCCTTTATATACTCGGCAAAGTAGTGTTCGTTGGAGTTGTCTGCTCCAATTGCCAGTCTCACACCGCCCAAAAACACAATTTTGTTCATGTTGCTCCTGCCACCGACCAAATCATCGTGACTCATCATTGAATGGGCAATTCCAAACGTGCCATCGGGATATACCATGAAGCCATACGGGCGATTGTCGGGCAAGTCGGTGTCCTTGTGAGTCTTGCCATAGTACATCTCAGTCAAAAGGCTTGAAAAAAACTGCTTATAGGTGAACATGCTGGGTATAAATATCGTTATAAAAAGTCCCTGACGACGAAGTTTGCGAAAAAAGTGAGATTTTTCGAAAAAAGTTATTGACTTTTGATTTTTTTGCGGGCATAGTCCTATTTATTAATTAAGAGCAGTCTTAACAATTCAATGAAACAGTATTCACAGAAATCGCTAACAAACAACTCCAAGTGGAGCCGTTGCTTTATTACGCAACCTACACTCGGAGCCGTCGAAGGCGATAATACGAGGGGTGCGGCATAATAGGAGTAAAATAAAAATTTACCAACCTAGAAGGCCCACCCAAGAAAAAGGGGTGGGTTTTTTATTTAGTAAGTTTTTAAGAAAGTATTTGACAGAAGTTAAAAAAAGAATAAAGTCAGCAAATCAAGTTCGAAAAGTAAAGTCGGTAAATAAGTAACAAAAAGTTTTTTAAGAAAGTAGTTGACGGAAGATAAAAAAAGAGTAAGGTACAGAAAGTTAAGTGTAACAAATCAATTTTAGTCTAGCGGTTTTTAACAAGTTTTTGCACCGAAGCAAAAAGTAAACAACGAAGGATGTACGGACGTTAGAAGTCCAAACCCCCCGACGGAACGAGTGCTAAAGTCACTGGTTTGTACGGGGTTCGTTAGAGTTCTTTTATAAAGTTGAAGAAAGCAGCAATAAGATATGCGTAATAGCATGTTGAGTTGTTTTCTTCTTGTTCCGATATATACACAACCTCCACGCGGTTCGGAATGGGATCGTTATTTCATATATAATGATGCGAATGTGTAAGATTAGAATATGTCTAATATATTTATAAATAATCGACATAAACCTATGCCATCTGTTGAATCTTTCCTAAAAACCAATGCTCAGAAACTGGATCTATTAAAGTGGTTTATATTGCCGATATTGGTAGCGGCCCTATTCTTCTTTTTAGACGGGCGCTACATTTCGAGAGACGACTGGAAGTCGCAAAATTCTGAGCAAAAGACTATTATAGTAAACTTGTCAAACGATCAAAAAGAAGCATTCACGCATCTTACCAAGGCAATTACCGCTTTAACCGACGAGCAAAGAAACACGGCTGAGTATCAACGATCAAATGCAGCGGCGATTGCAGCAACAATTAGTAGCTTTGAGAAGCACGAAATGGCAGAGATTATTAAGTGGGAAAAGAGTGCATTGATTTTTGAAAAACTAGACTCTAGATTAAATAAACTAGAAACCGACGTTGCCAAGCACGACGTTGCAATTCAACTAAACTTGAATTATATAAAATCGCATGCTGCTAAGGAGTAATTTTAAAACGCGGGGTTGATGTTTAACGGTTAGCATACGAGTTTTCCAAACTTGATGTGGGGGTTCGAATCCCCCACCCCGCTCCAATTTGTACTAGGTTTGGTGTTCCAACCATTCCGAAGATATATAGCAACCACTATGTACGGAGTACACCAAATTTTTTGGCTCATTATACCGCTAAGGACGCGGTTCGCACTGTAAATGCGAAGCCCTCGGGCTGGGTTGGTTCGATACCGACATGGGCCACCATTTTAATGCATTTTTTTGAGGTTTATTCGCTATTTATATATTACAACAATTTATAAACCCTATGGATAAACAAGAACTCAAAAATTTGATAGCCGAAACTGTTCAAGAAGTAGCAATGGAAGAAGGTTGGGGTTCTGACCTATGGCAAGGCGTCAAAAAACAATTTGCCGGTGGAAAAACGACGGGACCAGATTCGGGTGGTTCACACTACGACAGATTTTCAAAGATGCACGATAAACGCGCCGATATAAAAAATTCGCCCGCTCCGACACAGGCGGCAGCAAAGCAATCCGCAGAACAAATAGTTCAAGATTTGAAAGAAAAGCTTGAGGCGGGACTAAAAAAATTACTACGTGCGGCATATATTGAAGCAGAAGCGGCTGAACTTGGTAATAAAATTGAGGCGATTAAGGCGAAGAAGTCAGCAGCACCCACCGAACCAGAAGCGAAACCGGCAGCAGCGCCTACAGCACCGGCAAAAAAGCCAGCCAAGAAGGCTGCACCAGCACCGGCAGCACCGGCAGCATCATCTCCTGCACCGGGCTTAAATAAATCTAAAGGAAAAGTCAACCGTGACCCACTGGCCAGACATTTAGCACCGGAGTTGGAAGAAGCGGATAAAGTTCCGGTACCAAACAATTCTCGAAAGTATGTAAATAAAATATTTACTGGCGTGGTAAAAAACGTCTTTGCAAAATCGGCGATGCTTGAGGTCGACGACGAGATGGACGCTAAATAACACACAAACAATTTAAAACAAAAGACGAAGCTTAAACTCCGTCTTTTTTATTGGGATATTGCATAGTGGTAGTGCCCTTGTCTTTGAAACAAGAGGTTATGGTTCGATTCCATATATCCCAGCCAATTTAATTTATGCCGATGTGGCTCAGTGGCAACAGCACCGCTTTTGTAAAGCGGCGGGAGTAATCCCTACGTGGGTTCGAGTCCCACCATCGGCTCCAATTTGTAGGTCGCAATATTCTGAATTATAATTCAGCGAAGACATTCCAATTATTGCGTTAGTGGAATTCGCCTATAACAATTTACTAGATAAAATTATATGTCCGTGTGTGCCCGAAAGGTCAGGGCGGTCTCTGCAAAAGACATTTATGCTGGTTCGACTCCAGTTACGGACTCCAATTTGAATCATATACCAAATGGTAAAGGCGCGAGTCAGTAGCCAAATCAAGAGCACGGCGAAAACTGGCGGTCAAACATATAAACTTGAATAGAGTTTGATGATTGTGGGTTCGAGTCCCATTATGATTCTCAGTTTTTATATGCGTGGTTAGTTTAGTGGTAGAATACGACATTGCCAATGTTGATACGGGGGTTCGATTCCCCCACCGCGCACCATTTTGTTGTGTAGTTCAGAGGAAGATCACTGACGAGATATGATGGTATAAGACACCGAAAAAGTTCTCTATAAGCAGATGCCGATGGTTCGAATCCATCCATAACAAATAATTTTATGGCCATGTGACGTAACTGGATAAACGTGTTAGTTTTAGAAACTAAATTCTGTGGGTTCGAGTCCCACCTTGGCTACCATTTTAGGTCGAAACAATGAGTTGCATAAATTCAATGAAACGGTTGGTTAATAACCAACAGCCACTTTTCTTGGCGCGACTTTCAATTTTGATAAGCGACGAGTTTTTCGTTACAACGTTGCTTTGTGGTAAAAATTATAACGAAATACGCGGTTGGAAAAGCAATCGTGATTATGTGGCTTTGGTGAAGCGGGTGCTCACGTGTCGCTGAAGACGACGAGAAGCTGGTTCGAGTCCAGCAGGCCACACCATTTAGGTCCACCGTGACCTTCCGTTAGACGGACGTGAGACGCCTACGATAAACGCGTCAGTATTTTGGCCGTGTGACGTAACTGGATAAACGTGCTACACTCAAAACGTAGATTCTGTGGGTTCGAGTCCCACCTCGGCCACCATTTTATATTGAGTTATTGCATAGTGGTAGTGCCTCTGTCTCTGAAACAGATGGTCGTGGTTCGATTCCACGTGACTCAGCCAATTTTATATTGTATCGACACGGATAGTTAGCTTGCCGTAGTGGACTGTTAATCCACCAATGAGGAAACTCAAATGCTGGTGCGTCACCAGCCGATACAGCCAATTTAATGTAGCTGAGAAAGCATGCAAGCGGCATACCGAAATCGTAGAACAAAGTTCCGCAAGAACGATGTAATATAGCCGTTGGAAACAACCGGTATGTGTCGATACGAAAGTATCATAACAGAGTGGAACTCACACTCTCATTAAAAAATTTATGGTGTTTTAGCTCAATCGGCAGAGCAGCAGACTTTTAATCTGTAGGTTGCGGGTTCGACTCCCGCAGGCACCACCATTTTATAGCAGAGACAAGCCACGGGACGCTAACTGCGCTCATAACGCAGCCGAAAGGTATGGTAAGTTCGATTCTTACCTCTGCTACCAATTTCAATTTATATCCGGATGTGGTGTCAAAGGTTGGCGACTCGCCTTGGAAGCGAGATTATGCAGGTTCGAGTCCTGTCATCCGGACCATTTAAAACATACACAGTAGTCCTCTTGATTTATATCAATGTCAATAATGGCTGTGTGAAACTTTATGGGGGTATGGTATATGGGTATTACATTAGCTTGTCACGCTAGTTAAGCGAGTTCGAGTCTCGCTACTCCCGCCATTTTAATGCAGTAGAAGCTCAATGGACGAGCAAACGCTTGCGAAGCGTGAGGGTGGGGGTTCGAATCCCCCGTACTGCACCACTTTACGCTCTCGTATCAGCGGACGCTTCGAACGTCTGGGCATGTAACGGAAATTAAAATGTAGGTTCAAATCCTATCGAGAGCACCATTTAAGACGCATACAGCAATCCTAAAAAAATTCATCCTATACATGAACTAAAAATGCGTCTTGTTTTTTGAATGCAGAAACAGAGGCTCAAATCCTCTCCACCAGTAAAACGGGGGTAGTTTAGTCAGGTAGAACGCTGCACAATTGGCCCTATAGAATAATGGCGAGTTCGTCTGCCTTTCAAGCAGAAGAGCCGGGATCGTGACCCGGTGGGGCTACCAATTTATCGTCATTGAGGGCAGTGAAAAAGAGTAGTGAGCGCGGTGGAAGTGCAGGGTTAAGTTCCTTGGCGTAGGTTCGATTCCTACAATGAAATGAAGTAATTGAGCGACCTGAAACGATAAATAATTTTTGCAAACGGTATTTCTTTGTATGTATACGTCCGAAAAAACTGACCGAAGATGTATTAGTGGGTGTCTGCGAAGATACAATAGAACACAAGTACGTTTTTTAACTTTTTGTTGAGGAGGTTGGCCTAGAGGCAGCAATCCTATAATGAGTAGAGTCCGTACTCCAAGCTAGTAAAAGTGCAGCGATGAATTCTTGAATTCTTGAATTCTGCATTTCCCATTACCAACTATAATGGTTCGCGTGGAGGCAATTCAGACGTGAACCGGTAAGAACTACGGAATTGACTGTAGCTCGGTGCCGAAAATGTAAGCGCAAATATAGTTGTTATATATTTGGCCGCGAAACGGTGTTAGCTCTTTTGGCGTAATAGCACACTCTTCAAAAATATTTAAATGGCGATATCGTCTATGTTTGGAAAGGACAGGATATTCTCAATATTCAAAGGTCGGTTCGACTCCCGACTATCGCCACCATTTTATGTTTTCCATTTACGAATTAAGTTTTTCAACTTGATTCTGTGCTCGCGGATTTTTTGCTTACTGCGCAATCTGATATAATTAGCAACTTCCTCCGCGCCACCAAAAGTTAACATTTCAACTATATCGTTAATATCTTTTGGAATAAATTTTTCTTGGGTCTGTGGGTCGGCGAACATGTATGTTTGATTTGAAGAATTTCGATATGCTTGATATTTTTTCATCGCATTCCCTAACACACTTTCTAGATTGAAATCGGATAATCTCACCAAGTTTTCGTAACTAGAATCGTCCAATACACCGCGAACAATATTTGACATTGGTTTGCCGTAAGTTTTAATATTCACAACGTGTGTTATAGCGTTGGTGATTTGGTCGAGATAATCTCCTTCGTAACTTTTCAAGAACTTGGTCAAATCTTCAGAGAGGAATATACCATTGTCTCTTCCATGATAAGAGATGCACCACCACGCTAAGTCTTTCCCCAGCGCATCGTAATCTTCGGTTCCTAGATATTCTTCTAGGTCGTCCTCTATACGACCGTCGTCTAGGATGTTATAATGTTCTGCTATTAGCGTAGACAGTTTAGGAACAAACTCGTCGCCATTATCTTTTACCCACTCTTCGTTTTTCTTTTCTTCCACTTCTTGCTGTCTGTCTGAAATATTGCTTTCATCGTCATCAAGGTATTCCGTTAATTTTTCCATTGCTTCTTCCGGCAATATTTCTGATAAATATTCCCCCGGTCTAGACATGGTATGGTCCTGAGAATTATACAATGCCCAATCACGACTGTTCGCCCCGGACGGAGAGAGCAACGCCAATCGAGCCATTGGTTTTTCAGATTCTCGGTCATGTATAAGAATTACGGTGTTTTCAGAGTAGTAATCCTGCCAATAATCTTCGCTGCTTGAAATACACCAGTTGGTTTTTCCGGCTGCAAAATTTCCAACTGCATCTTGTGAGCGCGGACCGACAATTAAAAATCTGTCATCTTCGTAGATCAGTTCGGTGTCTGCGGCCAATCTTTCTCTTTTGCTAAGGTTCTTGCTAGCGTCATCAGTGGCTTTGACAAATTCTTCATACGTTTTGAATTTATTGATGTCAATGTTCGATAACTTATTGAAATGGACTTCGATTCTTTCCAATAAATCATTGGCAAATGCCTCACTCTCAATTTTGTCGGCAGCGGTGACGATCTTTCCAAGCCAATCTAGATACTTCTTGTTGGGGGTAAAGTCACCATCTATAAGTAAGTGCTGCATCCAGACGGGAAGATTAGCATATTTATCTTTGAAGTCGGAAATACGACTTTCCAGTAATAAAGGTAGCAGTTTGATGTACATATAGTAATTATAAATATAATGCAGTGATTATAATAACATTTTTGACGATAAAAATCCGCAGCATGAGTGCTCCTATGTGGAGACGGTAAAAGTCCGTATGACCCGGAGATAAGTCACGAATAGAGGCTTATTCGTCAAATTCAATTTTGGTATACTATAGTGTAGTGGTAGCACGCACGGCAACGCCGAATCCAGACCTGTTCGACTCAGGCGTAATTCCGGAGATGGGTTATATGAGGCAGAAGTTCGATTCTTCTTGGTCTATCAAATATTTTATGGTGTGGTTCCTATAGCGGCGAATAGTGCAGCCTTTTAAGCTGTCGTGTAAAAACCACCGGGGGTTCGAGTCCCTTCCACACCACCAATTTATGGATTGTAAGCATATAAAGTGATGCTCTAGGCTCTTAACCTTGAGAACTCGGGGCAGTACCGGGACGATCCACCATTATGGGCCATTAGCATAAGTAATGCGTCGATGACGAAACCGGTTGTAGTCATCGCAGACGGTAAAAATAGACAAGTTATTCAGAATAATTACCGAGAATAAGTCTATGGTTCGATTCCACCACGGTCCACCATTTAGTATAGATATTGGGATATGGTGTAATGGTAACACAGACGACTTTGACTCGTCTATTCATGGTTCAAATCCATGTAT